TAAAGCAATTTGAACCGCCGCCACCTCCACCACCACTAGATGCTTTAGGTGCAACATATGTGGCTGTTTCGGTAATATATTCTTGTATGAATTTACTTGTTATATTGATTTTTGCACCAACATAATAATCATCAATGTTTGTTGCTCGTGAATCTAATTTCAATCTAGTCACACCAGTAAACCAAGCACCACCTTGAGGCAAAATAATTTCCTGTGCAACTGAATCGTAATTTAAATTTGGAGGATTTGTTGACTGGAATACAATTTTGCCTTTTGGATCTTTAATAACCAAAGCAAATCCAGAAGAACCTGTATTTGAACCAGTAACAGTCCAAGACAATGTTCTAGTATTTAAATTAGTAATATTTAATGTTGCGGTAGTTACAGTTTTTGGATCACTAGATGTAACAATTGTGGTTGTATTAGATTTAACAGTTGCTGATCCTGTTGAAGAACATTGAATTGTATATGTTCCTGTTTCTGGTGGTGCATACACAAATGAAGCTGAATAACTTGCAGTGTGTTTTAAATCACCCCAAACACCATATTGATTTAAGAATGTACCCCAATCATGACTGTTTTTTACCCTATAGATTTGTAAATTAGGCTCATTGTTAGCAGTGTAACTTCCACCAATGCCACTAATTACACCCGATGTTGATAAAGGAATAACAGAATCATCAATTGTACCATTTGCGGTTGTGCCACTATAAACACCACTTGAATCGAATGTAGCATTTCTAATGGAGTTTGTTGGTGAATAATTTGGTGCACCAAGTAAGTTAGCAACATACAATCTAACTTTTGTTGTGTTTGGATATTTGTATGTTGAAACTACACGAGCTGTTGGATAAAATTTATTTGTGTAAAAGAATCCAACAACATCATCTTCATTGAATGTACCAGTAACATCTTTCAACTCAATTGTATTTGGTGTTTGAATGTATTGGCTAACATCTTGACCATCAAAGTATGCGTTTACTGGAGTGTTAACCAATAGGCCTTTAGCTTTGAAAACAATTTGTTGTGCTCTGATATATGGAAGAACAGCAATATTGGTCAGATAACCATTCTCACTTCCAATTGTAGAAGAAACTTGTGAATAACTTCCTGAAGTAATATTTCTCAGTTGGTCAGCATAATTTTTTGTGGTAGTTGTTACTGTTCGTCCACTTGTAGATGAACTTGATGATGAACTAGAAGTTCCTGGAATTGTTGCAAAATCTCCAGCATTTAAAATGTTTACACCATTTGTTTCTTGGTATACTTCGATAGAAGGATCAACCACAACAATGGCTGGTGCTTGAGTGTTATCAACCCAATTGTCCATTGGAGGGTTAAGTCTAGCAACACCTTCATAAATGGCAACACCAAATGGATTCAAACTAACTGTGCTTGATGCTAGTTGTTGAATAACAACATTTGAACTTGTGTAAGGTAGAGTAAATACATTCGTGTTAGTACCAGAAATGCTTGAAATTGCAAAGTTGTTTGTTTTCTTTAATGTTCCTAAAGAATTCAACACAGTTGGGTTTTGCAATTGGAAGTTGTCAACCAAAGTCAATGGTGTAAGTTGTTTAGTTCTTACATTAATTTTAGCAGCATAGTCTGCATTTTCTGTATCGGCTGTTGAGTATGATGAGAAGTCATCAACAAGAATACCGTTCTTGAAACGATTCAAACCATTAACATCTGGTACTTGTAATGATTGTGCATTAGATTCCAACAAACTCAATGATGAATAATACTCAAGGTTGTTAACTCTGGTCTGCAAATCAGTAATGTCTCGTTTGACCCAGTTTTTGTGAAGTACTTTCTCAATAGACAAGTCTGAGTTGATTTGTCCACTAATTTCACCTGGAATAAATGCAGTGTATGGATTGTGGTCTAATTTTGCCAACACCAATGAACCATCAGGTTCTGTTGGATATACTGGCGTTACAGAAGGTGTGCCACTAATAATTTTAAATGAACGATCCTTGGTCAAAACCAATTTATCTTTTCTGCCAAGATAGTAACTATAATCACTAACATATTCATTCAAGTTTTGTGGTAACATAATACCAGAATCGTCAACAGTTGGGTTTCCTGTATATCTGTATGTTAAAGTTGATACAGCATTTTTTCTAACTGGTCTGAAATCAACACAGTCGGATAATTTATATTTGGTTCCTCGTCTGCTTATGAAAGTAGGTATTTCTTGATAAACTTCTGGAGAGGAAGAATTTGGTGACAAATAAGATTTGATACTGAAGTAACCATCACCACCAGAGTGTGAGTAGAAATCATATATGACCAATAAGTTACCTTTTGGAAGATTTGCACCAGAAACTAATTTAACCGATGCATGGTCATAATAATTATCTCTTTGACCATTATCCAATGTGAATAGATTTGTTACATCATATGATGCATCAGTTAACATTGCAACTGTTGGATCGACTGTAGGATCCTTAGTGTCAATAATTTTAACAATTTGTTTAACATCAGACACATATAAACTGGTTGTTTTAGTTATGCCAGCTCTTTTGATATATGTTTGGCCGTTGGTTAAATCAACATAGAAATTTGTATTTACAAGTGTGCCGTTGATGTGAACACCACCTGTGTTACCTTCAACTAGGTTTTTAATTTTCAAAATACTGCTTGTGTTATCAGCATTTGAAACATTCAAATCACAAATAACATCTACATTATAACCCGAATAAGTGCTTGATGCAAATGTTGCTGTCTTTTTATCTGATGAAAGAGATATTGTATTTCCACTGGAAATAAAATCTAAAATTTGGCCTGATGTTCTATCAATAACAATAAAGTTTTGTTTTTTAACATCAGATGATAATGCACCAGAAGTACCTAAGAATGTATATGGTGTTCCTGATGGTATTGCAATTGATAATTCACCACCGGAGATTGTTTGGTCACGATATACTTTTGTGGAAACATAGTTACTATTGGATACATTAGCTATGTATGAGTATCCAATAGGGAATACCAACTCAGGTGTGTTTGGATTTTCTAGAATCGTATCACCAGTAACAAGTCCATTTCTTTTACCAGACAAATCAATGTTTGCAGTTGAAATAATAACATCACTTGAGTTTCTACGAACAATAGATTCTACTGTTGAGGTAGAAAATGATATTGTAAAGGTGCTTGAATTTGTTGGATTAATTGTAAACGCTGAATCAACAGTGGCAACTCTAGTTGTACCGTTATATGCAGTAATTTTTCTAGTATCTATTGTACCAGAAGTATTGACTGTGATAGATGCACCATAATATGCATCAGTTACAGTAGAGAATTGTGCAGTAACTGGCAATGAAATGGTTGTTGCAGTACCAGTCACAGCAGTACCAGTTAATGTTGTTGTGCTAACATCAGAGATGTATGCTCTGTAAACATATGTTGCGGTATTACTATCAGAGGTGCTACTTACATATTGTAAGTTTCTAATATTAGCAGAACCAACCAATGTCGAATTATATGTTGTTGTATTTGCCGTAGAGATACCTGAGTTACCAACACAATGCAAATCAATTTTTGGCATTGTAGTAACATCAAAAGTACCTTTTACACTATTGACGGTCAAATAACTACCATAATCAATAAAGATGGCATTGTTTAAAATACTATCTGTTGTTCTAGCTCTGTCGTTTGTAAGAACAAGATTCGATTGATTTTCAATTCTATAACCGTGTACATATGCAAGGCCTTTTCCAATACCCAAATCATATGTAGAAGAATTGATTGTGTTTGTTGATGGTGTAATTTTAAATTCAGTAACAATATAGTCACCATTGGATTCATAATCACGCTTTGCAAAGTAATCATCAATTACAGAATAAACCGTACCGTCAACTTGTTTAACAATCTTACCATTATCAATACGAACTAACTCAATGAATTGGTCATCATTACCAACTGTTAATGGTAATGCGGTCAATATTAAATTGATTTGATATCTGTCTGCACCTGGTGCTTGATAATTTGATGCACCAATTGCTGGATCCAATAATGAAGAATCATCAACATAGTCCACAATTGTTTCATAAATTTGTAAACCAATACGGAATGAAGGTGTATTACTATACTTGCTTAATATAGTTGTCTGTGGTTGAACTGAAACAAAATTACCAATAGAATATTTGCTATATGTACCATCTTCATTTTGTGTTGGAGATGAGTAGTAACCATTTCTAACATAGAAAACACCTTCTGAAATGGATGATACTGATGCCAACCCAGTGCATGTTGTTTCACCATCAACACCAATTGTTGTTGCAGTGTAATTAGAATCATCAGCTGTATAGATAGTCATGTTGTCTGTGAACTGAACACCAGACAGATAGTTAACAATCAAAGTTGGTGGTTCAGTAGAAGAAATATCTGTGCCAATTGATTCAGCAGTTGCAACAACCTTTGCAAGAATAGTGCCACTAGCATCTTGAATCAATCTATTCTTAAAATCTGACGCAACAATATCAATATTGTTTTGTTGTTTGTTTAACTTAATGTAACTACAATTTAAGTTTGTTGTAACTTTACCACCAGTTACTGGTGTATTTTGTGAAAAAATGTTATCAGCAAACTTAGAAATTTGACTTTGTAGTATTGTTTGTGATTGAGTTAATTCACGAGCCTGAACCGCAGAACCTGGTTTGAATAAGATTCTATGAAAATTCTTTGAAGGATCAAAGTCATCGTGGTACGGTTTGACATTAAAATTGATAGCCATTTTTTTCCTTTAGTAACCTAATACAAATCTAATTTGTTCTATTCCGTCAGCGCTTCTTGTGACACCAGTTCTGTTTTCAATAAAGGAAATATATCCTGAATGTATTGTAAAATTTGGTTCACTAGTTGTTAGTAATGTTCTTGTTGTTTTAGATGTATTGCTGAAAAGTGGTGCGTTTGTAATTGGACTTCCAGATATATTTATCAACTTAACCACATTGCTTGAGGTGTCAAAACTTAAAACTCTTGCTGTAAATGTGGCTGTTTCTATTGTTAATCCACCTTGATAAACAAACTCATCACTTTCATATTCTCCAAAACCTGGTGCAACAATCACATCTGTGGTTGTTCTATATATATCACCATTTGCTGGATATGGTGTTGGTGATAAATCGTTTTTGGCATCCAAATATCTGCTTTGCGTTGTTGGGTTGATTAGTAACCCAAGTTGGTGAAAATCTATATCGGTTGGTATGGCACCATCTTCATCACCATTGAATTCACAAGTATACATTACATGAGCACAACCCAATTCAGAAATAGGATCGAACCCATGGCCACCAATAGGAGAAGAATTGGCTTGCAATACTGCACCTGAACCAGTAGTTGAACTGATGTGAGCCTCGGTATATGTGTAATTAGTACCAGGATTTGTTATTAAAATATCTTGTATTACACCACCAGATATGTCGGCTACGGCAGCCGCACCTGTTCCGTCACCAGTTACAACAACTGTAATAACGGAGTTACCTGGATCGTATCCTGACCCACCATTAATCACATTAATGGAGTCTATACTTCCTGCACCTGCACTGGTAACTAATGGGTTTGGAGTATTTGCACCAACAGGCACTGGCATCCATTCTGAATCCATGAATTTTACTTTTTTACCTGGATCAATTGTGTAAATGTATTTCCATTTATAACCATCCGAACCTTTGAATATGTTGTTTGTGTCATAAGAACCTGGTTCAAAATAAGGTTCATCAGTTGACTCATCGTCATTGTTATTCCAAAGGCATTTGAAAACTTGGTCATAAGAGTTCTTAACATAAAAATGATATCTTACATAACCATTTACATCTTTTTCTAAAACATCAATATCATCACGGTAAATATCGTATATTGTACCATTAGACCAATCAATTCTCTCAATCACAGGAGAAATATCATTTGACTTAATTTTCTTGGCAACAAACATATTTTTAAAGATTTGTTTGATTGCCTTTTGGTCTGAATTTGGTACAGGTGGATTTAAATCATCTTCCCAAGGTTCTGCCTTAGACAAAAAACAATATGTTGTTGTCACTGGTATTGTGGTTGAAGGAGGAATCACAGAAACAGGTCCGTAATAGACCTGTTCTATTTGTGATATCTTGGCACCGTATGTGATAATATTTTTATTTGACATGGTTTATTTATTAAGCGTATGTTACTGCAACGAAAGTATTTGCTAGGTCACCATCAATACTAAAATATTTTAAAAATACTGAACGACCAGATGCAATTGACAATGATGTTGCACCAATAGTCGAGTTGTTTGCCAAGCATCCGTGTACAACTGTTTGTCCGTTACCTGCGGTGTTTGTCAACCACACTTCAACAATTTTACCTGCAACATAGTTTGCGAGTGTG